AAGGAATTTCAATAAATTCGGTAGATCAGAAAATGTCCATCTCAAAATTAAATAATGGGTCTTGGTCGGCGGGTAATCAAAGTGTGTTTCCATTCGTGATTACTTACAGATGTGCGAATTCAACCCCGTTGAACAATGGAACAAATGTATTTAGTACTTATTTATACCCGCCATCACCACCACCCGCCTTGTTCACCCCGCATAATATAGATCCTAATGTACCAAATCCAAATTTCTTAATTACAGCGTCGAATATAACAAGTATCACACAGGCGTTGGCTTTGTTTGATAATACATTTGATAGTGGGCATCCAGATCTTACAGGATACAATAGCGCGGATGGTAAGGCAAACAATACAGTTTTTAACGGGTTCATTGGTGAATGGATCAAAATAACACTTGATCAAACGAGAAGTTTTAGTCAATACAGGTTAGCTGCTAATCTTGATACAATAGGTGGAGGACTACCGAGGGATTTCAGACTCTGGGGATCAACTGACGATGCGACTTGGACTTCGTTAAATGTTAAGACGGATTATCCCACAACGAATTGGAAACCGAATGACTATGCTCCTTATATACAATTAGGTTCTGTTTCTTATAGATACATCGTTCTACAGATTACAAGAAATCACTCTCCAGGAAGAGGGACTTATACATCTGCAAATTTGAGTGAGATAGATATTAATTAAAAAAATATAAAGTATATATACCATAAATATATACAATATGCCAGAAAGTAAAAAATCTGAATCGTCACTTGACCTTAATAGAATTGAAGAGGAGCCTTGGAGTCATAATAATGAGCAGTTTATCCAAGATATTCGTCAAGATTGCCTACACAGATACAATATACACGATAGCGAAAGTCATATTAATAAAAAAAAGCATATTTTAATGTCCGTTCCAGCAATTATTTTGCCTCTTATCACGGCTAATCTGTCTTTTTTTCTTGAAGATAATGCCAATACGGTATGGGTGATACCCTTACTTATGACATTTACTGGTATAATCAGTGGTCTAAATACTCTTTTTGAGTTTAGTGTTAAAAAAGAAAAGCACGACCAACAAAGTAATAAATATGCCGAATTGGCAGGAGAAATCCAAGCAATTTTAATTAGGGGAAAGCAGTATCGTCAACCTTATGATGTTTCTGTTCAATCAATTAATTGTAAAAAATCAAATTTGGACACAACCTCGCCATATGTTTAATAAACAGTAAAATATAATATAATTGTATTATATAACATATATAAAACAAAATGTCTCTAAACAAACTTACCGATTCGAGTATTTTAAAGCCCTATTTAAATATTGGTTGTAACGATATTAAATGCACTTCTCTATCGGTAAATTCATTTACAGCCTTGCCTACAGCCTTCGGAAGTTATCAACCAGTTATTAGTAATTTGACTGGGGGAACTGTCACTGCTACCGAATCGATTTATTCAATGGTTGGATCTCCAACAACTGGGGCTCTATTGGATATGAATATTGAATTTGCAATGACCGCAACTTCAGCAGTTTCTCAATATGTAATTTCCGTTCCACTTCCAACTGGATATGTGTTATCAGCATCTAATAAATGTTTGATTGTCGGTAATCTTGTAGTAAGAAATGCCCCAGCAACTGGCTATAGTGCCTTCTCATCTACACAAACTGCTGGAGCTTCAAGTTTTGTATTAGTTTTTGTTGCTGAAAGTGCTACGCTTCTTCCAGTCGGAAGTGGGAATATTTTAGGGGAACTAAATGTTAAAGTTCTTATTTCTAATACACCCGCATAAAATAAAATAAATATAACATATAACATATATAAAACAAAATGTCTCTAAACAAACTTACCGATTCGAGTATTTTAAAGCCCTATTTAAATATTGGATGTAACGATATTAAATGCTCGTCTTTACAGATAGGAGGAAATCCAATCTCTGGAGGTTTTGGTTTTTATACTCCAACTATTACTGTTTCGGATAGTTCAAATATTAGCAATATATCTTCAAATTATAGTATTTCTGGAATTTCATCTAATGCTTTATTGGATGTAAGTTTATATTTCAAAATGGTTGCCGCAACAAGCAGTAGCACTTATATATTCACTATATCCTTACCAGAAAATTATTTGGCGGCTAATGGCATATTTCAATCGATTGGAAACATCCATCATAGTGGGGGTTCTTTATCAAGTTACAATGTTGTTTCATCAACTGGTATTGGAACCTCAAATAATTGCACGATTGTTTTTAACCAAGCAACTTCCACGCTTATTCCCGTTGGATCGGGTGAAAATTTCGTCAATATTAATTTTAAAATAAGAGCAACCAAATAAATAATTGTATTACAAAACTATATTCTTTTTAATTCTTTTTTTTTAATTATTTTTTAAATTAAAAAAAGAATTATTTATTAATGTAATTGTTTTATGAAGGATCCACAAGAAAACTTCCAGTAAAAGTAAAAGTTCCAACTTGACCTACAAGCATATTTGCTCCATTTTGTCTATAATCACAAGAAATTGTATTATTTGTTTTATTAGTAAAACAGCCTTGGCTTGTAAATGGTGTTGATACATTATTACTCATAAAACCAACTGCTGGGAACGATTCCATATTGACTTTTACATTATAATTAGGGGGTAATGGTATAACTAATGTAATCAAACCAGACACAACAGTGATTGTAAATGCACAATTAATAATAAGTGTCATAACATTATCATTATACCGATAATATGCAGAATATGAACCAATTGTTGCATTATTAGCTGTCATAATTGTATTAAAAGACGCCGAATCAGAATGGTCAGTCGTAGGCACAACTGGTTTTCCCGAAACCGATAGAGACGTGCATTTAATATCGTTACAACCAATATTTAAATACTGTTTCTGTAAAAAATCAGATGAAGATGTAATTTTATTTAATGACATTTTTTTTTATATATAATATATAAAATTATTTTATTTGTTATAATATATATATATAATACAAATGGAAGCAATCAAAGTTCTGGAACCTCGTGTAAATGTAAAGTCGCATGTAGAAAAAAATCACCTTGTACGTTGTGGGGGACTTCGGTATAATTCCCAAGTTCACCCTGCGGACTCGTGGGGATCCGTTGGAACTCAGCCGACGCAAGCACTTTTTACAATAAATCCTCCAAGCACCCAAACTATCGTAGATCGAAATATGAAGATTAGATGCTATTTTGAAGTAAAAACTGACCAAGATATGCAACTGGGAGTTAATGATGCTTTACGCCAATTTCCGATTTCATCACTTTGTGAAGTTTTATCTGTTCAAATAAATGGGGAAAATATTAGTGATAATTGTTCGGATAAACTCCACGCTATGCTCTGTTATGGAAATAACTATCTCGATCGTTCTGGGCAATGTTCAACATCTCCAAGCTTTCCAGATAAATATAAAAGATATTCAGATTGGGCAATTTATGGAAGTTCAAAAAATTGTTTAAGTGCTTATGGTGAGAATGGTGCGGAAGATCCCAGAGGTGGATTTTATTTACAAGTCGTGGATTCTAAAACTTTTAGAGTTGTTCTTACAGAGAATATAATGCTTTCTCCTTTTCTATCCCCTTTTGGAGACCAAGACGAGGGATTTGTTAATGTAAATCAAATCAATATTTCTTATAGGTGGAAATCAAATTTAAGTCAAATTCTTTCTCATTCCTCATTGGGTAATAATATTACCACGGTTAGCGTAACTATGTATTCTGCCCCCGAGATCTTGACCACATTTATCACTCCAGATTTGACAGCCCAAATTCCTCAGCTACAAATTCTGCCTTATTACAACTCCCAAGATTATATAAAAAATATTGGACCTCTCGCAGATGGAGCTGAAACGACAGTAATTAGCGATTCAATCAAACTCTCGCAAATACCTCGCAAAATGTATCTTTTTGTGAGAAATCAAAGGAGCACATCAAACCAAAACACGACGGATTCCTTTCTTAAAATTAAGAGATTATCCGTATTGTGGAATAATCAAAGTGGATTATTTAGTTCTTCTACAGAACAAGATTTATTTGAAATCTCTAAAAGAAATGGTCTAAATCTAACTTGGTCTGAATGGGCAAAATATCGTGGTGGTGTTCTATGTATCGAATTTGGAAAAGATATTGGACTCCTCGATAATGAGGCTCCTGGTGTGCAGGGACAGTATACAATGCAAGTTCAGCTAACAGTGGAAAATGATAGTGGACAAACTTTTATCGGTGAGTTTTACCAAGTATTCCTTCAAGAAGGGACTTTTTCAATTTCAGAGAATTTTGCAAGGGCAAGTTTAGGAAATCTCACAAATTCCATTGTGATGTTAGCCAAGGAAAGTAGTAATGAGATAGATTATTACCATTTGAATAGAATTCACGGTGGTAGTTTTTGGACTGGTTTGAAGAGCTTTGTCAACAAAATTGCGCGTGGTGTACAGAGCGTTTTGCCTTTTGCAAGTAAGGTAATTGGTGCTATTGCGCCAGAATTTAGCCCA